AGGGCCGATATCTCTCCTCAATCCGAAAAACCCCTAGGCGGTGAGTCATGGCTGGTCTACGCCTGGCGTCGTCTGGTGAGCCTGATGTTCCCGTGACGCCCACCAGCATCGTGACCGCACTGGACGAGGGGCCGCGCGAGGTTCTTGCTGCGATGAGGTTTGCGCTGGCTCGGAAGCTTGACGCGGGAGAGGTTTCGTCTAACGCCATCGCTTCGGCTTACAAGGAACTTCGCGAGCTGGATCGCCAGATCCGCGCATTTGATGCGGCCGACGAGGAGGAGAAGCGCCGTGCCGCACCTGCCGGAACCCGTCGATCGTTCAACGCTGCCGCTATCTAAGGTTGCGCGTCACGTTGTAATTCCCGAGGGGATTGTCGATTCGCTCTGGTACGAGGTCGGGCAGCGGTGCGAGGAGTTTGGTGAGTCGTTCGATGCCTGGCAGGACGGGCTTGGCGAGGTTGCGCTAGGTGTCCGCGCTGATGGAATGTTTGCCGCGACGGTTGGCGGTATCACGCTTTCGATTCCGCGTCAGGTTGCCAAGACGTTTATCGTGATGCGCATTGTCGTGGCGCTGTGCACGCTGTTCCCTAACCTCACCGTCATCTGGACCGCACACCGTATGCGCACGGCGACGAACACGTTTCAGAAGATGAAGTCGTTTGTGCTGCGCTCGAGCATCCGCCCATATCTCAAGGCCGGGTCGAATAACGGCACGGCCATTCGTGATGCGAACGGTGAGCAAGAGATCCCATTCGTAAACGGCTCTCGGATTCTGTTCGGCGCCCGTGAGCAGGGTTTCGGTCGCGGCTTCGATGAGGTTGATGTCGAGGTTTTCGATGAGGCGCAGATCCTCACCGTTAAGGCCCTTGAGGACATGGTGGCCGCGACGAACCAGTCACGGTTTCAGCATGGCGCCCTGTTGTTCTACATGGGTACACCACCACGTCCGCAGGTTGACCCGGGCGAGGTGTTCACGGCACGTAGGGCTGAGGCGCTGACAGCAAAGGTCGAGCTCGCGGGTGTTGACTTCGGTCCACCCGTGCAGTCGGGCGATGCGCTCTATGTCGAGTGCTCCGGCGATGCGTCCCTTGACGTTGATGATCCGCGCCAGGTGCCTATCGCGAACCCGTCTTACCCGCACCGCACACCGCCCGTGTCTATCAAGCGCCTTCGCAAGAATCTGCCAGACAAGGGTTCGTGGCGTCGTGAGGGTTTGGGTATCTGGGATGAGTTGGCGGGTAGCACTCGCCTCATTACCTCTGAGCAGTGGTCTGAGACTGGCGTGCCAGAGCCGCCGACGTTGGGCGTGAAGTCCTTCGGTGTGGCGTTCTCTGCGGATGGCACGCGCGTTGCTGTGGCTGGTGCGATGAAGCACGCGGCCGGTGTGCATGTCGAGCTGGTGGGCGCGCAGTCTGGTGCTATCGGTTCCGGCATCGCATCTCTGGCCGATTGGCTCGAGGAGCGCTGGAACGAGACGGCGACCATTGTGATCTCTGGTCGCGCTGGTGCTGAGGTGTTGAAGCAGGCGCTCCTTGATCGCAGGGTTTCTTCCAAGGCGATCCATGTGGCATCGACTACCGAGTACTTCACGGCTTGCGCGATGTTCGCCAACGATGTTGCCGAGACCTCCCCAACCATCACGCACCTTGCGACCGAGGGCCAGAAGGCTCTTGATGATTCTGTGGCTGTGTGTGACAAGAAGTCGCGCACGCAAAGCGGCGGTGCGTGGGGTTGGTTCACTTCCGCCACCAATGGCGACGAAACCCCCATTGAGGCAGCGAGCCTCGCTAACTGGGGTGCGAAAACTTCCAAGCGTAAACCCGGACGAAAGACCAGAGGGGCGGTGTTGGCGTGAGCACTTCCTCTTTTGGTTCCTACGGCACGTCACAGGTTCAGCCTATTCAGAAGGCGATCTTCTTGGGGTTGGCTGACGCTGATCGCAGCATCCTTCTTGAGTTGATTGAGAAGCTGAACTACAAGCGTGTTCGCAATGAGTTGCGCCGTAGGTACTACGAGGGCCACAACGAACTTAAGGACCTAGGGATCTCAATTCCTCCGTCTCTTAAGACGGTTGAGGTTGTTGTGGGCTGGCCTGCTAAGGCCGTTGATTCCATGTCGCGCCGCACGGTTCTTGAGGGCTTCACGTCGTCATCCGATGGTGAGGAACTTGACGCGCTGGTTGCTCAGATTTCCGAGGACAACAGGCTTGAGTCTGAGGCGTCTGCGGCTCACACGTCGGCCTTGATTCATTCGTGCGCGTTTGGCTTTGTGCACGTGGGCGACGAGTCAGCGGGTGAGCCTCCGATTCTGTTGACGGTGCGCTCTGCTGAGGATGCGACCGGCACGTGGGATCGTCGTCGTCGCGGTCTGGTGAACGCGCTGTCTGTGTCTGACATGGACCCCGTGACTTGCCAGCCGACGTTGATGAACCTGTATCTGCCTAACCGGGTTATCACTTTGCGTCGCACGGCCGTGGGAGTGTTTGAGGCGTCGGAGACTCAGCATGGCATGGGTATGCCGGTTGAGATGATCCCGTATCGCGCTGACCTGTCGCGCCCGTTTGGTCGGTCGCGAATCTCGCGCGGTGTGATGTACAACACTGACGCGGCGGTTCGCACGATGCTGCGTACTGAGGTTGGCGCGGAGTTCTACAACGCCCCCCAGCGGTATGCGCTTGGTGCGGATGAAACGTCGTTTCAGGACAAGGACGGCAACCCCATTCCGGCGTGGTCGGTCATGTTGGGCCGTCTACTCACCTTGTCGCGCGACGAAGAGGGCGAACTTCCGCAGGTTGGTCAGTTCGCACAGCAGACGATGCAGCCGAACATTGACCAGTTGCGCGCCATTGCGCAGATGTTCTCCGCCGAGACTTCCCTGCCCGTGTCGGCTCTTGGCATTGTGAGCGACAACCCGGACAGCGCCCAGGCGATGCAGGCCAAGTGGGGCGAGCTCGGCATCGAGATTGAGCACTGGCAGACCACCGCACTCAAGCCAGCGTGGCGCCGTCTGATGATTCGTGCCGTTGCGATGGCTACCGATTCGCCTGCCGCTTTGGCTGAGGCGCGGTCACTGCGGGCCAAGTTTGGCAAGTGGTCTGAGCCTGATGAGGTTTCGCAGGCGCAGGCGGCTCTCGCGCGCGTGCAGGCCATTCCGCGTCTTGCCGAGACCGATGTGGAGTTGGAACACATGGGCTACGACCGCACGGAGATTGAGCGCATTGAGACTCAATGGAAGCGTGCGGCGTCTCGGTCGAACATGGCGGCCCTTGCGGCGGCGGCCAGGCCAGTGGTGCCCGATGGCATCGCGGGATGATGTTGCTCGACTCAAGGCCGCGAACGATGACCTTGTTGCGCTGACCGTTCGGGACCTAGAGAAGTTTTGGAGTTACGTCGACCTGTCGCAGCCTGTAGTGGCGCGTAACGCTCTTCTGCAATACGTGCCGCTGCTGGTGCAGCGTTACGGCGAGATGGCGGCCACGACGTCGGCCGACTGGTACGAGGAAGTCCGCGCCAAGTCTGGCGTGACTGGTCGGTTTGCGGCCATTCCCGCCAAGACCATCGCCGTCGAGGCCATTGAGTCCGAGGTTCGTTACGCGGCAGGCGCGCTCTTCACCGACGCACCCGCCGGAACGCTTGAAACACTCAAGGGCGCGACGGCGCGCTATGTGCTGAACGCGGGACGCGACACCATCGTTGGCTCGACCAAGAGTGACCCAAAGGCCGCCGGTTGGTATCGCGTCACGAGTGGCGGCTGCGACTTCTGCGACATGCTCGCTAGTCGCGGTGCTGTCTATTCTCAACGCTCGGTCGACTTTGCCGCTCACGACCACTGCCGCTGTAGCGCCGCCCCCTCGTGGAGTGGTGGCCGACCCAAGGCGGACGCCCAACAGGTCGAAGCGTCACAGCGCGCCGTAGAGCCAGCGAGTGCGGCCAAGGCTGGGCCGTCAAGTGACGCAAGCCCGAATCCGTCTACCCCAACACAGTCGGCGGCAGAGATGCGAGCTGAGACCGCGCGACTCAGGAATGAGCGCGAGGTGTTGCGTAGCGCGACCTTGTATGGCCGTGCTCGCGCCAGTGGCATCCCCGTTGTCGGCGAGTAGCCGCACCCCCTGATTTCTGCCGCACGGCAGATACACCAAACACCCCACCGTCTAGCCCGCACGGGCCATTCGGCGATCCCGCATGGGAGGACGAACGATGAGCGAAACACCCCCTGTCGCGCCGCAAAGCGCCCCGGAGCCCAAGCCTGAGACCACCGCCCCCGCACCGACTACCGACTGGCAGGCCGAGGCCCGCAAGTGGGAGCAGCGTGCGAAGGAGAACAAGACCGCCGCAGAGGAACGCGACGCTCTCAAGGCGGCCCAGATGACCGAGGCCGAGAAGGCAGCCGCACGGCTCGCCGAGCTTGAGTCCGCAGTCAAGGGCTACCAGTCCAAGGAGCAGGCCGACGCGTGGCGCACCGAAGTGGCCGAGGCCACAGGCGTCCCAGCAGCGGCATTGCGTGGCTCAACGAAGGAAGAGATCGAGGCCCACGCCGCGACCCTCTCGACGCTCATCACCAATCCCCAGGCCCCACGTGGGCCGATTGTCCCTTCCGAAGGGTCCGGTTCCGACGCACCCGCTGGCGTCTCACAGATCACCGATGCCGTCCTCGCCACGATGACGCCGGGGCAGATCAACGAGGCGCGCAGGGCTGGGCGGCTGAACAAGATCCTCGGCATCAACTGACCCGAAAGGACAGCCTCTCATGGCTATCACCAACTACCACCCGGCCATTTGGCACGCGGCACTTCTCGAGAACTTCCACCAGTCGACGTTTGTCATCCCGACGCTGAACCACGACTACGAAGGCGACATCGTCAACGGTGGCGAGACCGTCAAGATCACGGGCTTCACCCAGCCAACCATCGGCACTTACGCGGGCTCCATCACTCGTCAGGCGCTCACCGACTCCACCCAGTCGCTCGCCATCGACCAGAAGAAGTACTTCGCGTACCTGGTCGACGACGTTGACAAGGTGCAGGCGGCGGGTTCGTTTGACCAGGTTCTCACGGACGCCGGTCAGGGTCTCGCCGATGTGGCCGAGGACTACGTCCTCACCGCCATGATCGCCAACGGCACCTCCGCTGGCACAACTGCAGTCACCACCTACGCCCTTGCAGACGCGGCGGTGAAGTCGATCCGAACCGCGCTTGTGAAGGCCAAGGTTCCCAACCGTGACCGCTACCTTGCAGTCAACCCCGAGGCGGCAGCCTTCCTCATGGACAACTCGTCCTCGCTGTTCAAGGCGAACGAGGCTGGCAGCGACAACGTGATCCGCAACGGCGTCATCGGCACCTACCGAGGCTTCCAGGTCATCGAGACCCCCTCGGCAGCGATGGCGAACACGGCCAAGCCGTGCTTCATCGGCTACCACGGCCGCTCCGTGGCGTTCGTGAACCAGATCATCAAGCAGCGTGCGCAGACCGTCACCGACGCCTTTGGCGACCAGATCGACGGACTGAACGTGTACGGCGGCAAGGTGCTTCGCGCCACCGCCGTGCAGACGTACGTTTCCGCGTAACCGAAGGGAACACCGATCATGCCCTGGATCAAGGCCAAGAATGGCAACGTCTTTGACGTCGAGGACGTCAGCGCTGTTGCCGCACTCATTGCCCAAGGGCATGAGGCGTTCGAGTCGGACCCGCGAAAGGAAGGCGCCAAGGCTAAGCCCTGGCGCCCCGAAGCCGAGTCCGAGTAACCGCATCATCTAGTAGAGAGGGGCCGCCATGTTGACTCCACCGTTTGCCACTGTCACCGACTTGGTGAACCGTTGGCGGCTCCTCTCTACTGCGGAGACGTTGCGCGCCACGACGCTTCTTGAGGATGCGTCACAACTGATTCTTGATGAGGACAAGCGTGGTGTGCTTGATGCACTCACCACCCCAACAGCAACCCTTGTGCGGATCACGTGCAAGATGGTTGAGCGGGTGTTGAGCACTGATGTTGACTCGCCTGCCGCGACTGAGGTCACCCAGACGGCGGGACCGTTCTCCACTGGCATGAAACTTGCCGGTGCGTCTGGTGACCTGTATCTCACCAAGGCGGAACGTCGCCAGTTGGGTTTCTCGCGTCAGGTCGCGGGCGGCTCTGATATGTGGTCGGTGCCCGCGTGAGGTTCCCGGGCGGTGTGACCGTGACGATTGTTCGCAGCGCTGGAACCGACGCCTACGGTGACCCGATTCCTGGCGCGCCGACGCGCATCGACATTCAGCTCTGTGGCGTGGCTCCTCGCATGTCGACCGAGCCAACCGAGCGCGGCCGTCAAGGTGTCGTCGTTGGCATGTCGGTGTACCTTCCCGACGACGCCTCGACCATTCCGTTGTTCACGGATCAGCTCGAGATCGCGGGTGTCCTGTACGACATTGAGGGCGAACCGGGCGACTGGACAAACCCACTGACCGGATGGCACCCCGGCTCTGAAATCGCAATCAAGAGGGCGGCTGGCTGATGGGCCTTGAGCGCTTGGATCACCAGGGCATCGAGTTCATTCTCAAGACCCAGATGCGCGAACCGGTCATCAAGGCAGCCGAAGCAATGGCCGCTCACATCAGGTCTCAGGGTATCAAGGTTGGCGACCGTGATGGTGGACCACGTGAGCGCGACTTGCCCGTCACTGTGAAGGTCCACACGTCAGACCGCGTGCGCGCCGTGGTGCTCATCAATCACCCGGCCGCGATTGCGGTTGAGGCTAAGCATGGCGTGCTCAAGAAGGCCGCCGCATCCCAGGGGCTCGAGGTGAAGTCGAAATGACCAAGCCTGTCGCAGTTCCCCCCAGGGCCGAACGAGTAACCATCGACTACCTAGTGCCAGCGCTTGCCTCACGTGGGCATGACGTAACGGTTGGCGTGAACCTCCCGACCACCTGGGTCAAGGGCACCAAGCCTCACGTGCAGGTGGCGCTTGACGGAACTCCCGAGATTGATTATCCGATCTTGTGGCGCGCATCGGTGCGCGTGACCCTGTGGCACGAATCGACAACAACGGCGCAGGATCTCGCCGCGTTGTGCCAAGGGCTATTGCTCGCCCATCCCGGCGACTCGCTGACTTCGGGATGCCTCCCCGGCACGGGCGTCCTTCCTGCCGAGGACCCAGACACGAAGGCGCAACTCGCCTCGATCAGTGTCGTCATGAAACTGCTCGGCCAACTGGTCTAGAGCCTCAGTCTCTCCCACCTTCGGGCGGGATGAACCGCGAAGCCACACCCATCACTCCCGAAGGAGAACACCATGACCGGCACCCCGGCCAACGCGTCCGTTTGGGCGAACGCTGACGTTTACATTGCCCCCATCGGCACCGCACTTCCCGCCGACGTCTCCACCCCGTTCTCGGGTTCCTGGAACCTGCTCGGACTGCTTGACGGCGGCGACGGTTTCGAGGAAACCCGCTCTGTTGACAAGAAGGATCACTACGCGTGGGGTGGAACTCTCGTCACCACGTCGCGGAAGAACTTCAAGCTCGACAAGAAGTTCTCGCTGCTCGAGGACAACACGTACACGCGTTCGCTGGTCTGGCCCGGTTCGTCGGCGTCGTCCATCGTTGTCCCCACCCCGGTCCCCATGCTGATTGCGTTTGAGACTCGCACGGGCGGCAAGGTGCAGCGTCTCATCACCGCGAACTACGCGCTGATTGACGTTGATGGTGGCATCAAGGACGGCGAAGAGGACCTGACGAAGCGCACGATGGTTGCGACGATCTTCCCGACGTCGGCCAACCCTGGTGTGCTGTTCACTCGTCAGGCGGTCCCGGACATTGCGTCCATCGCGATCACGCCGCTGACCCTGGCACTCTCGCTGGCTGGCGCGAAGATCAAGACCCTTGTGGCGACGGCGACCTACACGGACGCCAGCACCGGCAACATCACGGACCAGGCGAACTGGATCACGTCGGACGCCGCGAAGGCCACTGTCTCGCACGGGTTCGTCACGGGCATCGCAACGGGCACAGCAAACGTGTCCTGTGCCTACGGGGGCGTCACGTCGACGGCTCCGTGTGTGGTGACCGTCTCCGCCTAGTAGACCTACCGGCCGGGAGTTCTCGCGGTTCGCCCGGCCGGTAGCCCCACCTTCAACCGCGATCACCACCAATCAAGGAGAACCGCGCCATGCCTGAAATCCCCGAGGGTGCCACTGTGCCCCAGGACCACCAGAAGCCCGCCGCCCAGATTGAAGCCGAACGCACCACGACCATCCCTGTCACATGGCGCGAGCGGGCATTCACCATCCCGGCGACCATTGACGATTGTCCCATTGAGGTCATCGAAGCGATGGAGGCTGGCAAGGGCCTCGCCATCGTTCGCGGCATCTTGGGCGAGTCTCAGTACGCCGCATTCAAGGCGAAGCACAAGCCGACTGTGCGCGACCTGAACTCGCTCTCTGAGGTCATCATGGCCGCATTGGGGTTTGAGAAGCCGGGGGAATAACTCGGCTCCTCCGCCTGCTTCGGGAGCACCCGGACGCGGTGGAGTCGGACCTCTCGCGCTACCACCACATCGACTACCGCGACCGTTGGCGCTTTGACGCTGATGGTGTGCGGCGGCTCACGTTGCGAATGATCGTAGTGCGCCTGCGACACCTTCCACCCGAGTCCGCCACCGCGCTTGCTGAGGGTGGGGATGGCTGGACGCTCGACAACTACCTGAGCGCGCACAACTTCCACGCCACATCGGGTCAGCCGCATCCGTGGCTCCCGAAGCATCAAGCGACGGTCTCGCCAGAAACGGCCAAGGCTCGAGCTGACGCGATCGCACGCAAACGCCAGCGCGAAATTGACATCGCCGAGGGGCGCATCACCTAGACGAGAGGCGCACCCATGGCAAACGTCGGCTACGCGACCCTGAGCGTCATCCCGTCCGCCAAGGGATTCGGCAAGACTCTCGCCGCTGACGTGGACCCGCAACTTGACGAGGCTGGCCGCACGTCAGGCGCACGCTTTGGGCGCGTACTTGGCGGCGCGGCAGTCGCAGCGGCCGGAATCGCAGTCTCTGGCATTGCCGCTGTGCTTAAGACGGGCGTACAGGAAGCCCTCGACGCGTCGGGCGGCATCGCCCAACTTGAGGCCGGTATTAAGTCCACAGGCGGCGTCGCGGGCGTCACGGTCGAGCACCTCACCGACATGGCCGGATCTCTGCAACTCATGTCGGGCCAGACCGACGACAGCATTGTTGCCGCCGAGCAGTTGCTCCTCACGTTCACGAACATTCGGAACACCGGAACCGCGAAGATTTTCGACGAAGCGACCCTTGCGGCGACGGACATGGCCGCAAAGTTGGGCGGCGACGCATCATCCAATGCAACCCTTCTTGGGAAGGCGCTCAATGACCCGGTGAACGGGCTGTCGGCGTTGACTCGTGCGGGCGTGCAGTTCACCGACGATCAGAAGGCCGTGATCCAGGGTCTTGTTGACACGGGCGACGTCGCTGGTGCGCAGTCGATCATTCTCGCGGAACTGAACACCCAGTTTGGTGGCGCGGCCGAGGCGGCCGGTAAGTCTCTGCCGGGTCAGCTTGAGATTGCGAAGCGCAAGTTCGAGAACATCTCGCAGACCATCGCGGAGAAGTTGATACCCGTGGTGTTGCCCGCGCTCATGAGCATTGCGGACACGGTGACGGAGGACATTCTTCCGGCCGTGGCCCAGTTCATTCAGGAGTTCAAGGACGGAACCGGCCCAGGCGGGAAGTTCCGTGACGTCCTAGACAAGGTGGGCGCGGTCCTGTCGGCGGTCGTCGGTTTCGTCAAGGACAACATCAAGTGGCTTGGACCACTCGCTCTTGCGATTGGTGTGGTCACGGCGGCGGTGTGGTTGGTTAACATTGCGATGGCCGCAAACCCGGTAAGTCTCATTGTGATCGGGATTGCCGCGTTGGCCGCTGCGTTCCTTTGGGCGTACAACAATGTGTCGTGGTTCAAGACCGGCATTGATGCGATTGGCGCCGCGTTCGTTTGGCTGTGGGACAAGATCCTCAAGCCTTACATCGACGCGCTTGTGACCACGTGGTCGTGGATGTGGTCCAACGTCATCAAGCCGGTGGTTGAGTTCATCATCGCCTACTTCAAACTCATGGGCGACACGTACTTGTGGGTGTGGGACAACGTGCTGTACCCCACCATTCAGGCGCTCTCGACGGCGTTCACGTGGGTCAAGGATCGAATCGGCGAGAACTTCGCCCTAGTGAGGGCCATTATCTCGGGAGCGGCCGACTTCATTCAGGACCGCTGGGACAAGACCATCGCATTCTTTCGCGAGGCCCCCGGCAAGATCGGCGGCTTCTTCTCGAAGATCGGCGACACCATCACGAACGTTTTCAAGGGCGCATTCAATGGCGTCGCGCGAATGTGGAACGACAGTGTTGGCAAGTTGTCGTTCACGATCCCGGACATTGTGGGTGTGCCGAATCGTGGTGAGACGTTCTCGTTCCCCAAGATTCCGCTGCTGGCTGAGGGTGGCATTGTTACTAAGCCGACGTTGGCGATGGTGGGTGAGGGTCCTGAGTCTGAGGCTGTGATTCCGCTGTCGAAGCTCGACGCGATGCTGAGTGGGCGCGGCGGTGGTAAGGGCCAGACGATCCACATTCACGGTATCCAGAACGTTGACCAGATTGCGGCCGAGTTGCCGCGTATCCAGTACAGGGGCGCCGCATGATTCCGGTTCAGGCTCAGCGCGCAACCTTGGGGACGTTTGAACTGTCGGCGACTCACGCGGGCGACATTGACGTGATCCTTGAGGACCTCGATGGTTGGGGTGCTCCGGCATCATCGGCTGAGACGGTGCAGAAGCCGGGCCAGCATGGTGTGTGGGTGTCTGACGGCTTCCATGTGGGCAAGTACATGACGGCCATGGGGGCGATCATTGCGCCTTCGCGGGACCAGGCTCGTGAGAAGTTTGACGAGTTGGTCTCTGCGGCTACGTTGACGGACACGACGCTCACCGTTATCGAAGGCTCCATGACGCGTGCGGTGACGGTTCGCCGTACTGGTGACGTGACGTATCAGCCCGAAGCAGATGGGTGCCTGGTCAACTGGTCCACGGTGTTGATTGCGGCCGATCCGCGCAAGGTGACGACTGACCTGACGGCCTCGACTGGTCTGCCTGCCACGTCGGGCGGCATGACGTTCCCGATGACGTTCCCGTTCACGTTCTCGGAGACGGTGACGTCGGGTGTGGTGACGTTGACGAATCCTGGCAACGCGCCGGGTCGCGTGACGTTGAAAATCACGGCAGGCGTGGGCGGCCTAACCGGTCCGGCCGTGACGCATATCGCGTCGGGCACGGTGCTCCAGTTCGCGGCATCGTTGACGATCCCCGAGGGCAACTGGATCTATGTCGATATGGAGGCCCGCAAGGTTCTCGAGAACTCGCAGCCGGGTGCTGAGCGTAATGGTTGGGTGACCGGTCGCGGGTGGTCTGAGTTCCAGCCTGGCGCTAACCAGTGGGCGTTCACGGCGCAGTCTGGCGTTGGCACCATGGAAGTGACGGCAACGCCGTCGTGGTGGTGACATGAGCAAGTTGGAGTGGGTGGCGTGTTCCGCGACCACTGGTATCGTCATTACGGACTTGCCGGGGCTGAGCGTTGACCGTATCGCCGACGCGATGAACGGCTACGAGACGGCATCGGGTGTGCTGACCCTGGACGATAAGACGTCGGCGGAGTGGCTCAATGCGACGCGTCCTGGTGGCGCCTATTTGGTGTTGCTTGAGGATGATGTGCCGGTGTGGGGTGGGCTGATTGCTCGCCGCACGCGGGGTAAGGGCGATTCTGTCAGACTCGACATGGGCACCCCGGCAACGTATCTGCGTCGCCGTTTCGTGGGCGACGTCACGTACACGAGCGAGGACCAGTGCTCCATTGTTGAGGCGCTCGTGGTCGCATACGGCGAGGCCGACGGTCTGCCATTTGACTACGACGTGTCGGCGTCTGCGATCACCCGCGACCGCACCTATCTGGACCTGAACGACAAGTCACTCTTCTCTGTCATGTCCGAGCTCGCAGGCGTTGACGGTGGCCCCGAGTGGATGGTGGGTTGGGTCGCAACGACGGTGGGCACGCAGACTGCATACAAGCCGCAGTTGGTTGTTGCTGATCGCCTGGGCACGACACCGAACGCTGGACTTGACCCTGCCGTCACGTGGGAGTTTCCTGGCTCGATCACTGACTTCACGCTGGTCGAGGACTACGGGGACGGGTCTGGCGCGAACGACGTCATGGCGGTTTCGACGGCCGTGAACGATGTGCGACCCGAGTCGTCGCACGTGCTGGTGACCGGTGACTCGCGCCCCAAGTTCGAGTTGAGGTTCACACCATCCACGTCGATCAGCAGCACGGAGACGTTGGACTCGCACGCGGCATCTAAGGCGGCGCTGGTGGGCCAGGGCTCGCGGTCTTTGGCCGTGTCGCTTGTTGGCGATGCGGCTCGTCCGGGGGTTGATTTTCGGATGGGCGATGTTGTGGGCTTTGAGATCGGCGGCCTGTCTCATCCGATGCTTGCGTACCCGGACGGCCTCGGTGGCACGGGTCGTGTTGTTGGGTGGTCGCGCACTCTCAGTGGTGTTCAGCAGGTGACGCCGGTCCTGGCAGATTTGGTGGTGACTCATGGCCGGTGGTGACGCATCACAGGTGCCCGCAGCGTTGGACCCGAGCTGGATCAATCGCAAGTTCGAGGCTATCGAGCAGTGGCAACGCGAAATGATGCCCTCGGTTGCTCAGACCGTGACGCAGATGTTCCAGCAGCGAGTGCTCAACACCGCCAGTGTCGGGGCTGGGCTGGTTGGATTCGTCCCGCCATTCCCCAACGTTCTGGGCGGAATGGACGGTGCAACCCTCGCATCTCAGATCCCTGCGAACGCCGTGAAGATATCCGTCACAGGCGAAGTGAACTGGCGGCACACAATGGCCGCCACGGGAAGTGGCACTATCGCCGGGTATATCGCCTACGGGCACCCAGCGTCGTCTACCAAGGCCGGGTCTGTGAGGCAGTCCATCACGGGAACCATCACGGCTGGCAAGCCGAATGACCTGCACTTCCCGTTCGCCTTTCAGTGTGGCAATGTCGCGCAACTGATCGACACGGACGTCTCGCTGTTCTTCACGATCACTGGGGCGACATTCAATGGCGCCGACTCCGATATCGGGTCAGCCCAGGCAACCATCACGTACGGCTTGGCCTAGTACGTAGCGAGGCATCCGCCGACGGTGATAGCGGTCGTGCCGTCTGACCACACCTCGGTCATGTTCCCATACTCGTCACAAGTTGCGGCAGGTCCGATTTCGGTGATGACGACAGGCGCGACAAAAGCCGAAGCGTGCGCACCAATGTCGCCACCTGCAAGAGCGCCGGCAATGAACAAAGCCACCAGTTCCATACCCACAAGATACCGCGCCAAGCCTCAGGCGTCTATGTGAATCTCGTCACACCCAAGGAGCCCTCATGACCATTCACGCCATCGGCTTGACGACACTGAACAACACGGCGAAGGACTTCCGCAACGACATGTCCGTGACGATGTTCGGCGCCACGGCTGCACGCCCCACAGGCGGACGCTCTGGGGTGCGCTACGGCACGCCAACGAACACCGTCTCGCTGGTGTCGTTCGCCGGAACCATCAAGCCCCACTCCGGCATCATGGACGTGCAGACCGCCGCCGCCGCTGGCCCCTACTTCTATGCTGTCACCGCGAACGAGGCGTTCACCGTGTCGGCCGCGCACGCCACCCTGCCGCGTGTGGACATCGTGACGATCCGCATCAACGACAACGTGGAAGACGCAAGCGGTCTCGAAAGCGCTACCGCACACTACAAGGCCGGAACCGCCGCCGCATCACCCGTCGCCCCATCACCCGACACAACACGCGAGCTCGTCATCGCGCAGATCAACGTCCCGGCATCCGGGGGTGGCTCTCCCACGGTTTCGTGGGTGGCACCTACCGCAGTGGCAGCGGGCGGCATCATCCCAGTGCGCAACGACACCGAGCGCGACGCCCTCCACACCTCCTACCCCGCCACCACTGACGCGCCCCTCATTGTGTGGCGCAAGGACGCGGCAACGTTTGAGTACACAGGCGGCACGGGATGGCAGCCACTCGCAGGCAACTACCGGCCCGCGAATGCCGCCGCACTCGCCGCGCTGACCGGGATGCTCGAGGGTGCCAAGGCGTACCAAGTAGACACCAAGGTCACCTACCGCTACAACGGCTCGGCGTGGAAGGCGTGGGAGTCGGATTGGATCACGTACACGCCCACCCTGACGAACTTCGCCATCGGCACGGGTGGATCGGCGGCGAACTCGTGCGCCTATCGCTACGAGCAGGGCACCGTTCGCGTCAGCTTCAAGTTTCAGTTCGGCACCTCGGGGTTCTCTGTGTCCGGCGATCCGATCTTCACCCTGCCCCTTAACAGCGCGGCGCTCGCCCACACCTACGTGAAGCGTCAAGGGCAGGCGGAACTCTGGGACTCGTCGGGAGCGTCCATTTCCCGTGAGGCTGTGATCTACCAAAACGCCGCCAATCTCGACAAGGTGATGCTCTACGGCCTGGGCACCGCGACGGCCGGCACGGTCTACAACATCTCGTCAACCCTGCCATTCACGTGGGCCGCAGCAGACATCCTCGCGGGCGAGTTCACCTACACGGCGGCGTAGGTCATGGCAACGAACTACGGCTCAGGATCACTGGGCGCTTGGCAGGGCAACGTCCCTGTTGTGTCCGGCCCCACGCAGATCGCGTCGGCGATTGCTACTGGCGGGGCGTTCGTGTTCGGTGACTCGATCTCGGTGGAGAACGGCGCAGCACTGGCAACGGCGTTGTATGCAGCCACGGGTCAGACCATCGCCATCCACGCGTGGTCAGGACGCCCCACCGCGCCCGCTGTTGATCAGCTCGCCGCATGGGTTGCCCAGTATGGGTGTCCGCCTGTGGTTGTGATGGCCGTGGGTACGAACGACATCTTTGACCCGCCAGTGATGGCCGCTCAGGTGAAGCGCGTGTTCGAGATTGTCCCCCCGACTACCAAGGTTGTGTGGGTCACCACCTATGTGTCGAGGTGGAACCTCGGTCACCCGTACGGTTCGGCAGCGTACTTCATGGCCCGCGAGTCTGACCTTCGCAACACGGGCTGGGTGAACGCTCAAATCCAGAACGGTGTTGGCAAGCACCCTCGCGGCGTCGTGGCCGACTGGTACGAGGGCCTCTGCCTCAACCCCGGGTACTGCCTCACCTACTACCTGCGCGACGGCGTGCACACCACCGCGCTCGGCAAGAACGCATGGGTGTCCACAGTGGTGGCCGCGACCCAGAGAGCCAACGCGCTCCCCACCTGCTAGGAGGTGCCCATGATCCAGACCAAACTCTCTGGCGGCACTCACTGGTTGGAACCTGTCGCCGCAGCATCGTTCGAGCGGTGTCTCGCGGCGGGTGCACCGAACGCTATCGAGTCGGCCGGTCGCACATGGGAAGCACAACAGGCGCTCCTGAAGCGTTACGGCTACCCGCGTGCTGAACTGCCAGCCCGGTCCTTCCACGTCAAGGGCCAAGCAATCGACGCACAAGCGCCACTCATTGCCTGGTTCGTCGCCCACCCCGAGCACGGCTGGCGTCGCACCGTGACCGCCGAGCCGTGGCACTTCCAGTACTTCCCACACCTTGACACACAGGAGGACGACATGGCCTTTTCCGCCGATCAACTACAGCAGATCGCGGCCAACGGTGTCGCCCAGGCACTCATGGGTCCACAGTCCCAGGCGCTCATTCGCAAGATCGTGTGGGACGAAACGATGGTCCTGCGCGGCCCTGACGTGTCGGTCAAGCAAGACCTCGCGAACACGGGCACCATGGCGCGCGACATCCTCGCGGCCGTCCAGTCAGCCTCAGCGCCAGTCATCGACTACGACGCCCTGGCCGCCAAGATTCCGGCCCCCAAGATCGACTACGCCGCACTCGCCAAGGCCGTCAACGACGACGCCGCACGCCGAATGCAGGGGTAGCCATGTCTGCCGACGAGCAGTCCGAGGACACGAACGCCCGTGTCACCATCGCAACGCTGAGGGGCGAGATGCGCACTGGATTCGCGGAAATGAACGGGAAGCTCACAGCGCTACTCGAGTCCATGACCCGCCGCGACAGTGACCACGCCGCACTTGAGGCAAGGGTGACGACGCTCGACGCGGATGTGCAGGAACTCAAGATGTGGCGCGTTCAGGTTGAAGCGACCGAGAAGGCGTCGCCCCGTTTGACATGGGCCGCGTTCCTGCGAGACACGAAGGGATGGGTCCTGGCTTTGCTCGCTATCGCGGGCGGCCTCCACGGGTTCATCAAGTAACACCGTGCATCAACCACCTGGGGAGGTAAGCAACATGGGTAAGTTGTCCGCGACGCTCGCTGAGGGCGCTCCGATGCAGGGTCACTGGTGTGCGATCTGTGCACACATGGAGACCGAGGATGCTGAGACGCGCGAGGAAATGCGCGCCATGATCTCGGACCGCGCATGGTCGCCGTCGGCGATTGTGTACGCGTGGGCCAGAGATCTTGGTTTCGTGGTGGAGAACACTGCCGTGGATATTCACCGCAAGTCGGCGCGCGCCCGTGGGTAGGCTGGCCGGGTCGATTGTTACTGGCCCGCCGATGCGGCGTAACGTGCCGACGGCATTCATGTCCGGTGTTCAGTACGCACCGAACGGCGAACTTGTGTCGGCCGCGATCAACGTGACCGATATCCCCGAAGATGAGACTGCGTGGCGGGAACACATCCTCGCGCAGACCGGGATGCCTGTGCCCGATGACCGTGAGGTCATCCTCACTGCTGTTCGCACGTGGACGATGGGCGCTGTTGAGAATCGCCATTTGACGTTCCGCATAGAGCCACGTTCCGCACAAAGTGGAACATGGAACGTCGCGGAACTGGTCAAGATCGCACGTGGCAACTCGTCACGCAAGCCAGCCAAGGCGTCAGAGGTTGCGCTGACCCAGACCCGCATTGTCGGCCTGTCCGATGAGCAACTGGGCAAGGTGGACAAGCGCGGCGGAACCGAAGCGTTCTTCGAGCGGCTAGGCGTATTGCTCGGCGAGCTCGATGCCGAGATGAAAGCCCGCCCCTGTGAGGACGCGGTGATCCTCCTTGGCGGCGATCTCATCGAGGGTTTCCAGAACACCAAGCAGCAGTCGCACACCAACGACCTGAGCCACCCCGAAATGCTGCGGGTTGCTAGGGCGTATCTGACTGAGGTAATAACGCGGATCGCATCACGTCATCGTAATACGCGCGTGCTCGCCGTCCCCTCCAATCATGGGGCCTGGCGTGACGGCAAGGACAACCTGGGTCTACCAGGTGACGACTACGGCCTTGACTGTGTGCGCGCGGTGGCTGAGTCGCTGGCAATGTCCGAGCGTTGGGCTGGCGTGGAGTTCATCTTCCCCGACCGTTGGGGCGTGTCTGTCGCGGTGCAAGTCCGTGACGACGTGGTGGCCCTGACGCACGGGCACGTGGGCACGTCCGGTCCTGCATCGTTTGAGAAGTGGTTCGCTGGGCAAGCGCTTGGTGACTCACCCATCTCGTCCGCCACTGTTGTTGTGTCCGGTCACTTCCACCACCGCCGATACAACCCGCTTGGGAACATCGGCAACCGTGAGCGCGTCCACATTCAACTGCCCGCGCTTGACGGCGGCTCGGCATGGTTCGAGAACTCGTCCGGCCAGTGGTCACACCCTGGCATCTGGACGGCTGTCATTCGTGATGGAATCGGTCTCGACCACGAACGCCTGTTGCGTTCCGTCCGCTAAACCCCCGGTCACGTGTCGCCCCGCCGTGACTGTCCGTCGGTGCCGACTTGTTCGGAAGCGGGGCCCTACTTCCCCCACTTGCCGCGACCTGGGCGCGCCGCATTCCAGGCGTCAATGGTGGACGCCAGCCACCCGCGCGTCTCACCAATCCAGGCGTCAGGCTCCGGGAGTGCGTACCGGGAGAGTGTGCCGGGTGCGACGCCGATGCGCTCGGCGACCTCCTTGCGCGAGAGTGTTGAGCGCTTGCAGATGCTCACCTGGAATGCAATCGCATCGTCAGTGATCGGTCCGCCGCGTTCGCCGACCTCGCGGATCGCGCAGCACACGACGCATCGACCCGTGCGACCGCATCGGTCCTTTGCGCCGTGTGTCCGGCATTCAATCTTGGCGATCATCAGGCCACCGTCCCAACCTGGATCGCGGACTTCACGACGGACTGGCCGTTGTAGTCGATGGTGAGCGTCTCGCCGTCGATGGCGGTGACGACCCCGGCGCAACGGCTACGTGACTTCGAGGTCCAGTAGACCGTCACACCAACCTCTTTGCCCTTGAGGTTACGAGCCGCCTTGCGCTCTGCCTTCGCGGCCTCTTCGGCAACGCGGGCCGCGTGGCGCTCTGCGATCTTCGCCTCGACTGCGTTGCGCGCATCCTCGAAGCGCTCAGGGTTCGCGATGATCGCCTTGCCGAATGCGACCTGGGCCTCTGAGAGGGCGCCCATCCTGGCCGCGTCATTGAACAGGCGAATCGCGTCTGCGTCTCCGTCTGTCAGGAGCCTGTCGATGGTGTTCATTGCTTCCTCTCCTTGGCCGGTCCCTTCGGCCTCATGTCTTTAGTTTACACCCGCGCGATGCATTGTCAAGCGGGTGGACAAAGAATCTTCGAGTGAGATTCGCCACAACGTCGCGCGCAATGGGCGCGTGCAGAAAAGGAGTACACCATGAACACCATTTGGCTCAAGGCTGCGGGTATCCGCGCGCTCAAGACATTTGCTCAGACCGCCGTCGCACTCATCGGCACGGGCCTCGTTGGTGTGCTGGACGTGGACTGGCAGAGCGTCGCATCGGTCGCGTTCGTCGCCGCCGTCGTGTCAGTGCTCACGTCGCTGGCCGGACTGCCCGAGACCACCCCCGTCCCCACCGTCTACGTGTCCGACGTGACGGGCGAGCGCATGACCCGTGTCACCCTTCCCGATGGCACCGAGCAGCACTTCATCAACGACGGCATCGAGTAAGCGCCGTGGCTGACGTTGACCTCACTGCACCGTGGCTCACCATTGACATGGAGTTCCGCGTCGGCCAGTCGTTCTCCGAGGTCATCACCCTAGCGGGTGCCGACTGGTCCGGCACGTACACTGCCGAGATTGGCGGGCTGGCTGACGTTGCGGTCACCGCAGTGTTCGCGGCGTCCGACACCACGCTCACCATTGCACTCACGCACGCAGAGTCGATCAAGCTCGCGGCTGGCATGTACTCATGGCACGCGGTGAACGCGGCTGGTGAGCCTGCTTTTGGTGGCAATGTTCAGGTGATCCCAGTTGGCTGACTTCATTGTGCGTCCGAACATGACGCCGCTCACTGTTCGCCCTCCTGCCGCTCGAGCACCTATCGCAGTGACGGTGAGTGGCGGGCAGGGTCAACGTGGCCTCACTGGCGCAACAGGCGCGACCGGTGCCACTGGACCCAAGGGCGACACCGGCAACACTGGCGCTCAGGGCCCACAGGGAATCCAGGGCGAAACGGGACCGGCTGGCGCTGACGGACCACAGGGTCCGCAGGGCGTTCAGGGCATCCCCGGCGACACTGGCCCCACTGGTGCGACTGGTCCGGCTGGGTCTACGGGTGCGGCTGGACCAACTGGCGAGACCGGACCCCAAGGCCCCCCCGGCACTGGCGTCACCATCGGCACCAGCGCACCCACCCTCGCGACCGGCGCACAGGCGCTGTGGATTGACACCACTGGCGGAAACGTCAGCCTCAACCTTGTGACGGGAGACTGACATGGCCGTAGTGAACATGTTCGGCGCACTGAGCCTCGAGGCCACACAGGCAGCACTCAAGACCGCTGTGGACACTCTCGTGGCCGCGCTGCGCATCCGGGGCAACGTGGCCGACAATGACGCGCCGGGCATTGTCGCCCTCGCAGTCCGCCGCGACTCCGACACCATCGGTGTTGCAGACGACGGCGACTACTCCATGCTGCACACCGACGAAGCGGGCAGGCTCAAGGTCGCCACCCAGCCTGGTTCCGTGGTCGCGGCAACCGGCACCCTGACCACAACCGCAGCGGCGGCCACAGGTCTCACAGGCGGTGCCGTTGCAGGCGCAGTAGGCACCATCGCCTACAAGGTCACCCGCATCAGCAACCTCATGCTGCACGTGAAGAACACCGGCTCTGTATCACTCGCGGCTGGCACGTTCGTGTGGGAAGGGTCGCTCGACTCCACCAACGGCACAGACGGCACGTGGTTCGGGTTGCAGGCCGTCCGGTCGAACGCGAACACCATTGAGACTTCCATCGCACCAGCCACCCTCGCCGCTGGGGTTGGGTATGCGGCGGCGTGGGAACTGTCGGCCAACGGTCTCGCGTGGGTTCGCATCCGATGCACCGTGAACACCACAGCCAGCGCCGCCGCGACGTGGACAATCCTCCCCGGCACCTATGCCACCGAGCCAATCCCTGCCGCGCAGGTCTCGGGCACACAGCCAGTCTCGGGCACCGTCACCGCGAACCAGGGCACACTCGTCACCCCCACTGCATCGAACATCAACTCTGCCGCGACCACCAACACGGCATTCATCAAGGCATCTGCTGGCACCGTGTACAACGTGTCCGTGTACAACTCGGGAGCATCGACGGCATACGTGAAGCTCTACAACCAAGCGACCGCACCGACTCTCGCGTCAGCCGTTCCCGTGATCGTGATTCCCGTACCAGCCACGTCCACCGTGATGCACAACCTTGGCGTCGTGGGTCACAGGTTCACGACCGGTATCGCCATTGCGATCACTGGTGGTGCGGGAGACACTGACACGACGGCCACCGCTGCCGGTCAGGTGAAGGTGCTTACCTCATACATCTAGCCCCTCAGACCGCCGCGACCCCAGCGCGGCAACAGACAGCCCCGGCTCAACATGCGATGGACGCATGGAGCCGGGGCTGTTTTGTCGTTCTAGGCCGTGTTCATGGGGACGTGGCACGGACAAGCCATGCGACGAAGCGCGGCAATCGGAGCATGTCAACCATCTGCGCAAACAGTGAGAACGCCGCGCCATCGAGTCGAGCTCGCTGTGCCAGTGACGAATGCCTGACCACCCACACCTCACGGAAGAACGGCGACAGGTCACGATACGGCTCGCTCATGGTTCCACCTTTCCACTGTGGCACGGACAAGTACACGTCAGCTCGCCGTTAGATCCTGGGCAAGGGTGCGAGCATTTGCCGACACAATGACCGTCAAGGCACCAACCGAACTTAGCCACGGTCGCCCCCGTCCAACAGGTGGGCCTTGATCGCGGTGGCCCCAGCGCGGAAGCCCTTCTCGTATGCCACGCCGCGCGCTACTGCGTTGGCGTCGTACTTGGCT